AGAGAACCTCGTTACGTTTGCAAAACTACGAGAAGCAAAGAAGCGACAACTAGAACGAGCAACTTGGATTAAGATGCAACCGAAGAAGAAAAATGGAAATAAAGCCATACGCTAATAATGCAAAAGCCCATCCTGTCAAACAACTAGAACTACTCGCAAAAGTAGTTGCAGAAGTCGGATGGAGACAAAATACGGAAGTCAACCAAGACGGCGTTATTGTAGCTGGACACGGTAGATACATGGCATGGGAGAAGTATAAAGACATATACAACCTTCCTCCTATTTGGATAACAGACGACAAAGGAAAAACCATACACGGAGAACACGCTACTACACCACTAACCGAAGAACAAGAAAAGATGTGGAGATTAGCTGACAACCAGCTGAACGCCATGACTGACATGGACATGAACCTCGTCATAGAGGAACTAAAAGACCTCTCCGAACCTATGCTTGAGCTTACAGGCTTTGATAAAGACTTGATTATAGAAGCTGATGAGATGGATGACGTTGTACCTGATGTACCTGTAGAGCCACAGAGCAAGCTCGGTGACTTGTATGAGCTGGGCAATCATCGAGTGTTATGCGGTGATAGTACAAAGATTGAGGACGTTGAACGGCTAATGGATGGTAAGAAGGCGGATATGGTGTTTACTGACCCGCCGTATGGAATTGCTTTGAAAGTTAAGAAGAACTATGCATCTCGGAAAAAGAACAAAAAAGCAGAGGAATACGAAACAATCATAGGCGATGAGAAGGAGTTTGATATGACGAAAGTGTTTGAGAACATTGATAGTAAAAAATGGTGGGTATGGGGAGCTGATTATCTATACAGAACAATACCGAACTTCAAGAAAGGAAATCTTGTGGTGTGGGCAAAGAGACACTCAGAGGCAGAAAATAAAGTATTTGGAAGTGCCTTTGAACTTTGCTGGGTATATCCATATTGTAAGAAGGAGATATGGTTCATCCGTGCAATTAATCAAAGCAGTGAAGCATTGGGGGAACATCCTACTCAGAAACCAACAGAGCTTGGTGTTAGAGCAATAAGTAGAAATACAGAAGAGGGGGGGGTAGTAGTCGATGCGTTTCTAGGTTCTGGCTCGACTCTTATTTCTTGCGAGAAGATAAAGCGGAAATGCTATGGAATAGAACTCTCGGAGAGATACATAGATGTAATTGTGTCAAGATACTGCGACTACACACAGAACTACAACATCAAACGTAACGGAGAAGATATTATATGGCAAAAAAGCAAGTAAACTTAGCCGGAAGACCAACAGTAATGACACCTGAGACTGTTGCTAAATTAGAACAGGCTTTTGCTATAGACGCAACTGTAGAAGAAGCATGTAGTTATGCCGAAATATCACGAGATGCTTTTTATGATTATCTAAAGAAAGAACCTACATTTTCCGACAGAATAGCCGAGTTACGAGAACGGCCTGTACTAAAGGCTAGGCAGACAATAGTAAAATCACTAGACCAACCACAACACGCTCAATGGTATATAGCACGAAAGAAAAAGAAGGAGTTTGCGGAGCGTATTGAGAACACTGGAGCAGACGGTAAAGACTTACCTATCATGGGCATCGTAATCAACTCACCAGATGCAGGGAAGAAATCTTGAAATATCGCCCACTCCCAAACAGTACCTTGCATGGCAAGCACTTCAAGACCCTTCCATAGCAGAGATTCACTTCGGAGGGGGAGCCGGTGGCGGGAAGACATGGCTTGGCTGTGAATCACGTATTGCGAGAGCCTACGCATACCCTGGCTACAAGTCATTCATTGCACGCTATGAGCTTAAGAGACTCATGGCTTCTGCGTATGTTACTTTCACAAAGGTATGCAAGCACCACAACATCTCATCAGATGACTGGTCACTCAATAGCAAATACAATTTCATAGAGTTTAAGAATGGCTCACGTATAGACTTACTCGACCTTGCGAACATGCCCTCTGACCCGATGTATGAACGGTTAGGCTCGTTAGAGTTTACCGACGGCTGGGTAGAAGAAGCAGGGGAAGTCCCGTTCATGGCTATCGACATCTTGCAGTCTCGTGTAGGTCGTCACATGAACACTGAGTTTAATTTGAACCCTGATACGCTCTACACATACAACCCAAACAAAGGATGGGTGTATCGAATCTATAAACAATACAAAGAAGGTACACTACCGAAAGATGTTGTCTTCATTCAATCACTCTTCGGAGACAATCCCTACACAAAAGACATATACGGGCAACAGCTCAATCGTATCAAAGACGCTTCAATGCGTGCCCGTCTCAAGGATGGTTCATTTGACTATGACGCTGATCCTGCACAGCTTATTGACTATGACGCTATCATTGACCTATTTACGAATACGGTACAGCAATCAGAAGAAAAGTATTTAAGCATTGACGTCGCTCGGCTTGGAGTGGATAAAACAGTAATGTACTTATGGAAAGGCAACAGGATATACGGAGTACGCATTTACGCTAAACAAGACACGGCTATAACGAGCAGTAAGGCAAAAGACCTCGCTAAAGATGAAAAGATACCGTATAGCCACATCATTGCTGACGAGGACGGTATTGGAGGTGCTGTGGTAGACAATATGCGTGGTATTACAGGCTTTGTGGGCAACTCTAGGGCATTAGAGAACCCTTTGACCGATGAGCAAGAGAACTACGCTAATTTACGCTCACAGTGCTACTACAAGCTCGCTGAACAGATAAACGGGCATAAGCTCTCAATCGACATAGAAGCGGGGCAATTCCTTTCAGAAGTAAACGGCATGACCGAGGAGACATTCAAAGAACTACTCACCGAAGAACTTGAAGCAATCAAATCAGTATCACTCGACAAGGACCAGAAGATGCGCGTGATAGCAAAGGATGAGATAAAGGAATCTATCGGACGCTCCCCTGACTTCTCTGATACTTTAATGATGAAGATGCGTTTTGAATACAAATCAAAGATGGTAATGAACGGCGTAAAAATAAACAGACCAACATTCGCTGGGTACAATCAAAGAAAGTATTGACGGATTTTTATAAGAGTATGTTATAATATAAACAATACGGTGAGGTATTTTCAAAATCAATGATTGAAAATATCGGACGAAAGAAAACCGCCTCTTCCTATCAGCCTACTGCTGATGTAGCAGAGCTAACTTCCATAGTTAAAAAAGACTATGAAACAGGTCATAATATCCTCACGAAATCGTGGGTAGAACTTAATAATCGGAGTGTATTAGATGACCGAGACCGTGGGCAACGAACGTTTAACGCCTTTGTAGACGAGAGTATCGAAGACCCTGCAACCGCATGGCAATGGCGTGGACGGCGTTCAAAAGCCCGTAACAAGGCTATTCAGATGCACGCATACATGACTTCCTCGTACATTATCCCCAGTTTTATTGCACAGAATGATGATGACGAAGAGGATAGAGACTTTAGTGACGCAATGCAGGACACTGTAGAGTGGATGATATACAACTCTAACTACCGAGACTCATTCCTAAAAGCCTCAATGGGTATGCTCGTCAATCCAGTAACATACATGGGAGCGGAATACATTGAGGTGTATCAGACGATTAAAGAGAAAACAGACGAAGGCTACACAAAGAAAGAGGTAATGGATGAGGTGCTTTCAGGATTTAACGCCCCTATATACAGCGCAGACCAAGTACTCATTTCAAATGCCTTTGAACAGAACATACAGAGACAACGAGTAATCATAAAGCGAAGGTACATAGACTATTCAGAAGCTGAGGCTAAATACGGAAAGCATGAGAACTTTGAACACGTAACACCTGGAATAAAGGCTATCTTTGGCGAAGACGGCATGTTTTATGATGTAAAAGACGACGACCATCCTAACCTTGTAGAGGAAGTAATATGGCAGAATAGGCGAGATGACAGTGAAATCCCCTTCCTCAACGGCATATACATGGGTGAGAGTAGCATTGATGGTAACTGTATAAAGCATCGAGACAACCGCGGAGCACCAAAATACAACGTCATTCCTTTTGGATATCAGAGAATCAACGAGCACTTCTTCTTCTTTAAGTCTTTGATGAACGCACAGTATTGGGACGACCAACTTCTTGATGAACAGTACCGAATGGGAATGAACAGAGCGTTTCTTGATACGAACATGCCCGTAGCCGTCACTGGAGTAGACAATCCTGACATTTCTAACCTTGTGTTCCCGAGTGCAGTCGCAGCCTTTTCTAACCCAGACGCTAAAGTGACCCCACTCTTGCCACAAGCGAACCTTGGGAACCTCTTTAACGCAATGCAGATCACCGAGCAAAGCATGGAGGAAAGCTCACTGTCTGCTCTCTCAGGTGGTCAACTACCCGAAGCAAGTACGACTGCAACCGCTATCAGCGTGGCACAAAAGAACGCTGAAATGATACTCAAAGGCGTAGGGGCTAACCTTGCCATCT